AAAAGTTAGTGGACACACCGTTTATTTTAATAGAACAACTTATGGTTCAGGTGGAAGAATTACATTAATGGAAATAGCGGGATAAAGTATGATAGAAATTTCAGAAGCAATATTAAATCTTGATGCAAACGCTAATTTTGTAATTTATGGAGACGTTACAAACGAAGCTCAATACCAACAAAACGTAAAATACATTTCTGGTGAAGATGAAAATGGCTCTGCTATATTTTCCAACACTCAACCATGGACATGGGCACAAGTGTCCACTAAACAAGCAGAACTGCAAGCAGACTACGATGCTAAACAGTATCAAAGAGATAGGGCTACGGAATACCCGCAATTAAAAGAGCAGCTAGATAAATTGTACCACGATATTAATAATGGTACACTAACTACGAGTGGTGGATTCTTTACAGCTTTAGATGCAGTCAAAAATAAATACCCAAAGGAGACTGAATAATGAGTAAAATAAACGTCAATACAATAGAACCTTCAACAGGAACAGCATTAACTATTGGTGCGAGCGGTGATACTGTAACCACCACTGATGTTACTGCTAGTAATATTACTATAAATAATAAAATCAGCACTCCTGCCAGACCTGCATTTTCAGCTGCAAGGGATACAACAGATAACTCGGATATTCCAGTAGGATATAATCAAGGTTTCGAGATTGTTCATTTCAATATAGGTAACCATTTTAATGCAACAGATGGTACTTTTACAGCTCCCTATGCTGGAGTATATCATTTTACATATCAAAATATTCATAATCAAGTATCTGCAAATGCTACTGATATATCTTTAGAACTTAATCCTGCTAATTTTCCTAGCTCAGCACCTTCTCAAATTAGTTCAGGTAACCCTAGAACAGTTATTAGAATTAGAAGAGATGTTGACGAATCTAACTGGAATACAGTTGGTTTTTCAGTTCCAGTTTATATGAATGCAGATGATTTTGTTGTAATGTATTATTTTGATGGAACAACATCTGATAATAATAACTTCGGTTCAACTGGCTATTGGAATAATTTTAGCGGATATTATGTAGGTTAGGAGATATTAAATGTCTTTAGGGTTTGATGCGTTTAGTGCTGCTCCACTTGGAGCTACTGGTTTTTCTCCTGATGTAACGGTAATACTTACAGGTCAAGAACTTAGCACCAACATATCGGAAGTTGCTGTTCCCAATGTAAATGATAAAGGTTGGTCTAGAAATACTTGGGGTGAACACGGTTGGGGTGCACCTGGTGGTCTTGTTGATGTAACTGGAAATTCTTTAAGCACTAGTCTTGGAACTGTTTTATCTACTATAAGTGTAGACGCAGATGTAACCGGTCAACAGCTAACTTCTTCAATAGGAAACGTTGACGTTAGCATTGATGTAACTACATCTCTTACAAGTCAACAATTAAGTATTTCGATAGAAGACGTTGATGTTGGTATTGGTGTAAATACTTTTCCTACAGGTCAACAATTAAATGCTACTCTTGCAAACGTAACAGTTTCAGTGAACATAGATGCACTTGTTACTGGACAAGAATTAACTACATCAATTGGAGATACCAACGAAACAGCAGATGGTAACATTGATTTAACAGGTTCTAATTTACAATTTACTGTTGGCGATACAATAGAAATTGGTAATGCAAATACTATAACAACCGGTATACCTTTAACTGTAGCAGACGGAACAGCAACAGGTGTACCAAATACAATTGCTAGTCCTGTAGGTGAAGAACTTAATACTGCATTAAATTCAGTTTCTGCTGGAATTTCAGTAATTGTACTACCAACAGGTCAAGAACTTATATCGACTTTGGGAGACGAGGTTTCTCAAGTTTGGGTTGAGGTTGATACTGGAAATACAGCTAATTTTACTGAGGTTTCTACTGGAACTTTAAAAACTTATACTGAGGTTGACACTGGAACTTCAGTAGTTTACACACAGGTTTCTACTGGAACAGATAAAAGCTTTAGTGAGGTTTCAAAAGGAGTTACGGTCACATGGGAAGAAGTTGACACAGCTGCATAAATTTAATAATATTAATAATATAAGGAATCTAAAATATGGCAAATTCAACATCAGCTAATTTAAAATTAACAGTTCAAGCAACTGGTGAAAATTCAGGAACTTGGGGACAAATTACAAATACAAACCTATTAATTTTAGAACAAGCAATTGGTGGTTTTACAACTTTTAATGTAACAAATGCTAGTAGAGCATTGACCTTTTCTAATGGTATAGTATCAAACGGTAAAAACGATGTTATTAAATTAACAGGTACATTAGCAGGAAACTTAAATGTTACAATTCCAGATTCAATTGAAAAAGTTTATAACGTACAAAATGCATGTGACCATGCGGGTAACACTTTAACTTTTAAAACTTCATCAGGTACAGGTATTCTTTTATGTGAAGGAAACAACTACGTATTATATTCTGATGGAACAAATATTATAAAATTATCTGAACAAAGAAATTGGAGAGTATTTACAGCATCAGAGACAGTTCAAGCAGGCGCTAAATGTTTAGTAAACACAAATGGCGGAGCTGTAACAATAACTTTACCTGCATCACCAAGCACAGGGGATACAGTATCATTTGTAGATCAAGGATACGACTTTAATACTAACGCGTTGACTATAGGAAGAAATGGATCTAATATAGCTAACGATGCATCGGACCTTGTTGTTAACACACAAGGTGCAGGTCTTGAATTAGTTTATTCAGGCGATGCTACAACAGGATGGACTTACACGGAGAAATAATATGGCAGCACAAGGAGTATGGACAATAATATTTGATGATAAAGTAATCATTAAAAATTATGCGGAGGGCGCTGAAGAAGGACTTGGTTATAAAATTAATGATGATGCTTTTTGGAATGATTCTAAATTTTCAAATATTTGGGCTATTCAATATGGTACTTCCAATAGCTCTGATGAAGTAGAACACAGAGATGATACTCAACATTGTAGTTATGCAGATGAAAACTTAGGAGACATCAGTCAATTTAGTAGTAGATGGGATGCAGCGCATCTTGCTCAATTACAACAAGATTGGGACAACGATAATGCAGAAGTTGAAGATCCGGAAGGACAAAATCCACCGGTTTATAGAATCGAAACAGAGGCGGAGAAAATTACTAGACTAGGTGCTAGACCTACTTCTTATTCTTCGTAGGAGAGAAAATGGCTAATTACGAAGGAACTAGATACGATTATTCAGGAGCAAACCTTACAGGTATTGAAGGTATTCCAACTGCAACTATTGTTCCTTGGTCTAGTGCATCTGTACCATCAGGTTTTTTAGAATGTGATGGTTCAGCAGTTTCAAGAACTACCTATGCAAGTTTATTTGCAATAGTAGGAACTACTTATGGAAGTGGAGATGGTTCTTCTACTTTTAATGTTCCTGATTTATCTGATAATGTAACTATTGGAAAATCTAATAATAAAGCTTTAGCTTCAACTGGTGGAGCAAATACTGTAACAAACTCAGGAAATATAGGTGGTTCTACAGCTAATAGAACTTTATCATCGCCTCAACTAGCTTCTCATAATCACCCTTTAGGAATGACTCCTCAAGGTAGAAAAGATCCGCCTCCTCAACCTCCTGCATCTCACACGACCGGAGCAGGTGGATCTCATAACTCAGGAAATTCAGGCAGTGGAGGTGGACACTCTCATAATTTGAGTGCAAACTTTTCAGGTAGTGCAACTTCAGTTATACAACCTTATCTAACTATAATGTATATTATAAAAACGTAGGATAAATTATGTCAAATTACGAAGCAACTAAATACGATTTTAATGCAGCAAACCTTACAGGTATTGAAGGTATTCCGACTGCAACTATTATTCCTTGGTCAACGGCTTCAGTTCCATCAGGTTTTTTAGAATGTGATGGTTCAGCAGTTTCAAGAACTACCTACGCAGCCTTATTCGCGATCATAGGTACAACTTATGGAGCAGGCGATGGCTCAAGTACTTTTAACGTACCTGATTTACAAGATAATGTACCAGTTGGAAAATCTAATAATAAATCTGTAGGATCTACTGGTGGTGCAAATACTGTAACTAAATCTGGAAACGTTAGTGCTAATACAGGAAATGCAAGTTTATCAATACCTCAACTAGCTTCTCATACTCACCCCAAAGGTGTTTCTTACAATACAGGTAATCCACAAACAAATAATTTTGTTACTAACCCTTATCCAAGAGGTCAAGGACCTAGTACTTTTAATAATACAGGTAGTGGAGGTGCACACTCTCATAACGTTAGTGCTAATTTTTCTGGTAATGCAACTTCAGTTGTACAACCTTATTTAACTGTTATATTTATAATAAAAACTTAAGATAAATTATGTCAAATTACGAAGCAACAAAATATGATTTCGATGGGGCAAATCTCACTGATATTGAAGGTATTCCTACTGCAACTATAATACCTTGGTCAGATTCTTCGGTACCGACAGGGTATTTAGAATGTGATGGTTCTGCAGTTTCAAGAACAACTTACGCTGCACTA